AGCCCCTGAGGGGGTACAAAAGAAAAGGTTAACAAGCTAAATTATAAGCTGTTAACCTTTTTCTTTTTACAGTATTGCACCACGGTTGCACCATTCGTCATTTTTTAACAGGCTCTCCGCCATTCATGAGCCGAAGAACATCCCGGTATCTCCACTTGTTAACGCCGCCGATCCGAACTGACTTAAGATAGCCTTCTTCATCCCATCGACGCAGGCTTCGTGGCGTGGTCGACAAAAGGGTCGCTACCTCGTCGGCATTGAGCATACGATCCATCAGCAAAGATTCCTTCTCCTCCCTGGCATCAGCCATAGTTTGCTTATGGAAGTCCAGCAAGTCTTTGCCTGAAATAACAAACAATCCCTTCCCTTCTTTGAGTGCTTGCAATAATATATCCTCCATACCTATATTAAAATAAAGGCAGCTCTTGCTGCCATCCGTCAATGTGTTCCCGTAAAATCCGTTTGAAGGCCCGCCACAAACATGGCAATGACCTATGTTTTTTGAAATGATATTTGAAATCGTGGTCGTATTTGACCCCGAGTTTTCGATCCGTGTCCACAATAAGTTGCATCAACTGCCCCTTCGAATAACTTATATGGACCTCGGAATCGTCCCGCTGGCCACCTCTGCGTTTTTCTTTCTGCCCACCCATTGTTTTCCCGAATTAATCACTACCTTTACGATGTGAGCGTAGGGGTGATCTTTCGGGATTGCCTCTTCTTATTTATTGATTTCTATCCGATAGTCCATTCTGGACCAACCGCCGGCCGCTTTTACCGATTCTATACCAGCCTCCATGTATTCATCCGGAATAGCCGATAGAAGAAGAGAACCACGATATCCGCAATGTGGGCCGCCCTTAAAATAGATATAGCCCCACTCCCTGCGGGTTAGTACATAGTCAATAAACTCCCGGACCGTATATTGTCGGTCGAATATTACATCATAGGGAGCGGTCTCATCCCCGCCCGTACTTGCTGTTCGTTTGAATTTTATCATTTTTACCTTTTTAACAATACATCGTCATTTCTCCGTTTTCTCCAGCTCTTCGATCATGGCGTCAGCAATCATGACGGAGCTTTTCACAATGATTCCCGGAATACTCTTGTCGCCATCGAAACCATTGCCGGCTGCCAAACATCCGGATATTTCGCCAGCCATCGCCATCCCGGCAAACCACTCGCGCTTGGTTAAGTTTAAAGGCATCGAATTCGATGGGTTTTCGTAAAGAGGTCGAATTTGACCACTTTGATACTCTCCCCGCTCCAGCTTCTCCAGATAGTCGTCGTCGCGCATCATCAGGTCTTGATTACACTCTGTGCTGGATGGGAACCATCCCCCGTCATCTCGATATGATTGTGGTGTTTCTTTGCCAGACACGGAATCTTATCAAAAATTGCATCAAGTGATTCAGATGTGGCAAACCCATCCTTATCTGTTTCTATGTCGTGCCAGCGATTATATTCCACCAAGACTTTTTGGGTAAAATCAATCAGCATGTTTTGCAAACTGCCTATTTCCGCAGAATTGTCGTACTGCGCATTGGGGCCCAATTTATTACAAGCGTAGCCATACGCCATTTCCTCAATTGTTTTCATGTCTATAATTTTTTATTGCAGATACAAATTCTTCTACGGAATAGCAGGCGGCGAGATCGTACTTTTCGCAAAATCTCATCTCATCGTCGTAATCGACAAGCCAATATTCATACTTGTTTGCCATTATCGCCTTGTGGGGAAGCCCTGATAATATGGCATTGCCCCTCATTAATCCGGCTTCGACCATAACCATGTGGAAATTAGGATCGCCAGAGAGGTACAAATACGGCTGATTGAACAATACGGCTCCTTTCATAAACATTTCGAGATTTTGCGAGAATCTCGCTCATTTCACCAAATCCACTTCTTATCGCCGAAACACTTTCGAATAATGTTATCTCTGTCATCATCGGACAACATCCTCCATTTATATCTGTCGCAAATGATATTTCCGACATATTCTCCCGTATTCTTATAAACCGACACAACTACATCGTTGCTGCCAGCTAAAGGTTCTGTAATATAGTAAGCCATCTCATTGCTATTTTACAAGTTCTAATTCGTAAACCACGACCCACGGATTAAGGCCCCAAGTTCCGCAGCCGTAAACCTTGTCGATCAGCGCGGCGAAAGCCTCACGGTGATTGTCGAAATAGAAGGCTGCTTCCCGGCTCACATCCTCGAAATAAAACTTGCAAATCTTGGGAATGTACCGAATACCTTCACGAATACAGTCTGCATCCGAAATATCCTGAAACCACTTGCACTTGATTCCGGTGATGCGGATTCGGTGAGGCATAAGCTCTGCTTTGGTGAGCATCTTGTTATTCCACCCTGCAAGCTCCTGCACACTTTCGATGGATATTTTATGCGCTTTGGCCACCTGGAGCAGAAACGTATCGACATCCGGATGACCGGCGGCAATCGTCGAATAGCTCTGTGCCACGGCCACGACTTCGCCAACCTTATAGCGGGTATACTTCGAGTGCCTGACATCAATAAAATCCCCGTATTCGTTTTCATAAACCAAGGTGTCGCCCCTCGTGTCCCACGTAAGTCCGAAGAACTCATCAGGAATCAACCGTCGCGTCATGGTCTTTCGGCCCTCGATAACCGCCTGCGTCAAGCCGTAACGGTCGTTAAACATTATCTTTTTCATGGCTTACATTGATATTAATTGTACCACTTCGGTTTTGGGAATCTTGGGGTGAAGGTTATTTCATTCACTTCTTCGCATTCGATCATATAAGCCTCCGGCCATAAATCATTTATTTGCTCGGCATTTTCGGCATAGGCGACAATAACGAAAGAGTCGACGCTTTCGCCCGTACACCAATACGGATACTTGATTGGCCATTTAACTGGCCGATAATCGTTACCGCAATCTTTGAATTTGATATAGAATCTTGCTCGTATCATTTCTCCCTCTTTTTGAAATGTTCAATAATCTCCTCGACCGTGGCCTTGTGAAAAACACTCGAAAAAAATGTCGTATGGTCCATCGTGTCACGTTTGATCACCCAATCTCCCTGTCTAAGATCGCACCAATACGGAACGTCGCAGACATACCATTGGTTCAAATCGTTCTCGTCGTTCATCGCCGCCAACGCCTTGAACAGCTCGATGTTTTCGCCACAGTCAATAAATGCTGGTGATTTGGGTGCCTTAGCCCAAATACCAACATAACCATCCAAATCAGGATCGTAAGGTTCCGTAACTATTACCCAGTCTTTATGATAATCGCTTGATGTGACGGCAGGAGATACATACCGGCCTATACTCGACAGCCACACAGCCAATTCTTTCCGCTTCTCCGCATCCTTGACGCGGACAAAGCACGGGGTGGTGAATTTCATCCTATTCTTGTCGTTTTAGATTGTTTGTCCTGTTGATCTCCGCGGCAATAGCCTCGACGGTCTTGCCCCGGCCTCGGCCATTGCGGCGCACACGTTCTATTTTCTGGAACCGCCGAATAACTCCCGTTGGTTGAAGGTATTCATCAAGACCTGAATAGGCGACAATCTCATTGAGCCATTCCTTTACGTCGAATCCATCCGGCGGCCCCTGCCAAATGCCATCAATCAAAAAGTTTTTCATTCTTTGTTCAGTTTTTGAATAAACAATCTCAAGCCTTCACACACCTTCGTCAATTGCCCCTTTTAGCTCCAATTCAGCAACACGTACACGCCGCTGCAACTCTTCCAACCGCTTGATTTGTTCCTCGTCCATCCGCGGGCATCCCCGCAGCCAGCTCTCGTAGTTCGGGGTTTTCAACTCACCGCCGGCAATCGACCCCACACGCAGGCAGTAGTCGTAGTACTTGACGTATTCATCCTCCGGAGCATCCATATCGATGTCGGTGATGATGTCGTCCATCCGGACTATATAATCCGCGCATTCGGTGATTCCGCCGACATCGCCGCCGACCCAGGACTGCGCCGCATCGGCATAATCGAAGCCGTGTTTTTCGCAAAAAGCCATCAGATAGGCGTTGCAGACCCTGTCATAATTCTCTCTGAGTTCAAATCTTGATTGTTTCATTTTCTTTTCTGTTTTAGTTCCTCAACGCGGCGGATTATATGATTTTTCATCGCTTTATTGACAAATTTTAATGCTCCGAAATAGCCCTTACACTCGGCAATCATTAAAATCAAATCATCCGGGAACTCTTTGCGTGCTTCCCGCCGCAGTCGTTTCAGTAGGCGTGTTTTCATAACTTTTCGTACTTATTTATCGTTTCGAATATCTGCAAGGCCGCCTGCGGAACTATGGCGTTGCCGCATGCTTTGATGGATTCCCTGCACCACGCAGGAAAGGAGATACCAGCCAGTTCACCGGGAAACCCATCATTTCGGTCACATACAGGGGATCCAGTCGGGAACCTGCTCCAATCAAATATTCGTCGCTTTGCATTGCCATTTTGGACAATCCGCTCTTGCGTTTGACTTGACTGGCCGGAAGACTGGAATTCGTAGCATCCGTAGGTGTCGGCAGAAGTCCCATTCGAGCCGCCAGTGCGATTGTCGGTCGGTCGGCAGCTCCCGGAGACAGACTCCGGTTGATACGCCCCGATCCGGCATCTATTGCTGTCGGTGTCGGCAGCAGCTCCAACGGCATGAACGCCGTCTTGCCCTTCTCGCATTGTTTCAATACTTGCGTCTGTACGGTGGGCAACAAACCAGCATCTGTCCCGCCGGTGGGGAGCGCCGACACCGCAAGCCGGTATAATGTACGGCTGCACTTCGTATCCTGCCGCTTCCAGGTCAGAGCACACCTTGTCGAAGACCATTCCTTCCGACCAATTAATAATTCCGAAAACGTTCTCGCCCACGACCCAACGGGGTCGAACAGTCCGAATAACCCGCAGCATCTCCGGCCAGAGGTAGCGGTCGTCCTCCGTGCCCTTGCGCTTGCCCGCGAGGCTGAACGGCTGGCAGGGGAAACCGCCTGTGAGCACGTCGATACAGTCTCGCCAAACGGCAAAGTCTGTTGTTCGTATGTCTTCATATTGTTCTGCATCGGGAAAATGGTATTTGAGGATTTTTCGACAAAACGGGTCTATCTCGCAGTTGAAGGCGTTCGTCCATCCCGCCCACTCGGCTGCCAGATCGAAACCGCCGATGCCGCTGAAAAGGGAGGCGTGGGTCATGGTCATTCGCATAATCCGTAATAGCTCATGCAACTCGTTGCCGTGTCGTCGTCGAACAAACTGCCCGTGGCGTTCTGCCACTCGACATAGCGCACGACATCTCGGATCGTCGGATATTTCTCGCCGCTGGTGATCGCATGGGACGGTATCTTGTCCGGCCCGAAAAACGAGGATCTCAATTCACTTTCGAGGGTTGCAATCTCGTCGATGCGCTCCGGAGCCTGCCGGGCGATGTTCAGGATATCCCGCTGATTCGCCATCACGCACGGCCAGCAGCCGACACGTTTGTAACCCATCCGGTAGAGCGGGTTCGGCTCCAACCCGGCGGCGAGAATGCAATCGATCACCTGCTGCGCCGACCAATCGAACACGGGACGCAAAAGATCGTCGGCGAACTTTTCCCGGAACGCCCGGACATCCTTACTCCGGTAGGTATGCTTTTCGGCTTGCCGTTTTTGTCGTAACCGTAAGGCTCGAAATAGTACTTGAAGTACGTACATTGTGCCGACATCTTGGCCCGGCTGGCCGATTCTGCCGCCCGAATGCCCTGGATCATCAGCATATTGTCCTGAACCTCGTCCAGCACGTAATCGATCGTCGGCTGGGTTTTGAGTTCTACCGTGCAGAATCGAGCCCGCGTCGAGGGCCAGCGCTTTTTCTGCCGCGCAAGATCGACCATATACGGTCGTGAAATTCTTGGTGATATGTTCCCGGGTCCACAACAGCGATGCAAGGCTGTCTTTTCCGCCCGAAAAGGTGACGATGACTTTCATAGCTTTCGTGTTAATACTCCACAGCCGCCCGGCGGTCGATGAAGAAGTGGATTCCCGGAGCACACTCATTCCAACGGTCATCATCAAAGTCAGGGACCTCGACGGTAGCGCCGACCGCATACACGAAGTTGTTGTCATGGTTCGAATGAATTGCCTCGATGTCGGCTTTGGTTCCATCGACATTCTGAATCTCCGCCACATAGGCTTTGTCACAGCGACATTTTTCGCCTCCGGCAGAGCTGCGGCGGGCATCCTCCGGGATTTGCAACTTCACGATATACCCCGAAGCCTTTTTCCATCCGATAAAACTGCCGTCGGTAGGACAAGCCATATAGCTACCTTGGGCTCCGCGCAGGTCGGCTCCGCGCAGGTCGGCTCCGCGCAGGTCGGCTCCGCGCAGGTTGGCTACGCTCAGGTCGGCTTCGCGCAGGTCGGCTCCGTACAGGTCGGCTCCGCGCAGGTTGGCTCCGTACAGGTTGGCTACGCTCAGGTCGGCTTCGCGCAGGTCGGCTACGCTCAGGTCGGCTCCGCGCAGGTCGGCTCCGCGCAGGTTGGCTCCGCGCAGGTCGGCTCTGATCAGGTCGGCTACGCGCAGGTCGGCTCCGCGCAGGTCGGCTCCGTACAGGTTGGCTCCGCGCAGGTCGGCTACGCTCAGGTCGGCTTCGCGCAGGTCGGCTACGCTCAGGTCGGCTTCGCGCAGGTCGGCTCCGTACAGGTTGGCTCCGTACAGGTCGGCTTCGCGCAGGTTGGCTCCGCCTTTCAAAGCCTCCGCTACCGTTTTGGCGAGCGTATTATCAACGCTCGAATACTCGAAAATGATAGAACCTGTCCAGCGGTTCTTAATCGATATTTTAATCTCTTTGCTCATAGTTGCTTGGTAGTTGGTTAAATGTTAGTTATCGTCCGAAAACAAGCATCGCAGCGTCGCGTCCATGAACTGACGACCGCCCGTGCCACTGGGTTACGAATTTGAACTGTGCCTCCGTAAGTTTCGTGCGATTGCACCCAGGAGCTATCATCCGATATTGCAGCCCTTGTTCCCTACACCAGTCCTCCCAAATGCGGCTGTCGCGTTTCACGGAGCCCGCACCCTGCAATTTCTCCCGCCCGGAGTGTCCGAACCACTTGCGCTGCCGGGCATCCTCAATGAACAACCGGATATTATCTTTACCACGAATATCCGCGATCATCTTCACGCGCTCCATTGCCTGGGTGATGGTGTACGTGGAGACCTCGGCGAGATATTTTGTGTCCGAATGCCATACGGCGAAGCCTGTATGCACCCCCGGGTCAATGCCTATGTACGTCATAGCTCGTCCGGGATATGATACCGTGCCTTGTCCACTTTGAGCACCCAGCTGGGTTTCTCGGCCCCATTGATGCGTATCGGAGCGTAATCGTCCGTGCTGCCGCCGTTCCGAGCTACTTCATTACACATCGCAGAATACGTCAGAATCCGACATTTCACATCAATGCCCAGGATGTCGGCGATCGTCAGCCGTTTGTACGTAAACGTGTCCAGTACCCTGTTCAGGGCATATTCCAGCCGCTTCCCGCTCATCCCCGTCTTCCCGATACGCTCGGCAAGGATGGAGAAGAATTCGCTCGACATATCCGGGAAACATACGGACAGCTTATGCACCGCCGTGGCGATATGTGCCGCCGATGCCGGAGGCCCGGCAAGTACGGAGACCTCCTCACTCCCACTCTTGGCGAGTATGAGCGCGAGAGATTCCTTCGGCGACGGCCCGAGCGAGTTCATCAGGGCTTGGGGGTTGATTCTTTGTACTTCGTCCATAGTCATTTGTCGTTTTCAGCGGGAATAACCCCGCCCAGTTATTTGCCATAGATTGTCGGATGATCTTACGGGCAATGTCCGGCTCCCCGTTTGAAAGTTCCCGCAATTTGGAATAACAAGCCTTTAATCCCTGCTGCCGATAGGTCTGTCCGCGCTCAGACTTGTAAGCAAGCCATTCCGCCATCACTGGCTGGAGCGAAGGTTCGACGAAGGATAAATCAGTCTCTTTTCTTTTGCCGCAACTTTTCTTTTTCTCTGGTCCGTTTTTTACGGATTCATCGTCAGAGTCCGGAGAGCCGATTTCCCCCTTAGGGGGATTATAGGGGGTACTACTATTCCTCTCCTTTTCCTCTCCTATTATAGTCACTGATTGATCACTGATTGATCCATGATTGATCACTGATTGATCAGTGAATTTAGCTAAAATACTGTCTAATAGCTCCTTATTAATATTTACATCGTCCAAATTAGGTCGATTGATTATTTGGTGACGGGAGAAAGTAGGAAGATAATAGAAACTCTCCGATTTGACGGAGAGAAGACTAATAAAACCGGTCTTCTCGAGCAGCCCTAACCACGCCTCCAGCTGTTGAACCTGTATTCTGTCGTAAGGAAATATTTTTGATTTTAGCCAAACGGGATCGGCGATCACCACACCTAAGTCGTCCGCAAAGGTCCAAAGGCCTATATATAGCAGACGGGCGTCACGAGGGATTCGGCCTATTTTCGCGTCATCCCAAAATTGTGGCTTTATAGTTCGTATTCTCGCCATATCATATCCATATTTGCTGGTGTTGCATCTCCCTTTCTATGAAGCCTATCCACTCCGCCTCGTCAGGCGATGGCAGGTCTATCCCGGCCTCCGCGGCCGCCCAGTTGCGGAAACGCTCTATTGCCGTTGTCATCTCTCCGGTGTCGAGATCCCGGCTCGACCTGAGCCGTTCAACCTCTTTGTGCAGCAGCTCGTCGAACTCGACACGCACGAATAACTCCGGATTGCAGAACCTCTTGAAATACTCCGTTTTCACGTACGACAGTGTGCATCCTGTCTGCATTGCGAACTCGCCGAGTATCACGTGCAAATAGCGGTTCTGCGGGGAAGTACGCCGGGGCTTGCGCTCCGAACACTCGACAACGGCCCGACGCGTCATCAGAGCGTTTGCACGTCGCTTGAAGCGCTCCCGGTCGATGTCGGTATTCAGATCGTAAACCATACGGCTCAAACTCTTTTAGAATGGTAAATCTTCCGTATAGCTGGCAACTGGGAGGTCTGCAACTTGGTCGGGAGTAGGCTCCGCCGGGCGAAATACCACTGACTTACCTCGGCCTACATACACTCGTTTGTCCTTGCGCTCGCGCTCCTCCTTAGACTGACGCATGAACACACAATGCGTGTTCTCGTACTGGTCAGCCTCGCGGAGTTCCGACACGCAGATACTGATGTACTTTTTGCCGTTTTCGGCAACGAAAATCTTGTCCCTGGGAATGTCGCTGACACACAGCGACACATTGATAAGTTCTGCCATTATTCCTATTGTTTTTTGAAAGTTGTCTTAATTACCGTTTTGCTGCTCCGAGCCGGCGGGAACATCACCACGCCAGTATCGGGGTCTGCAACCCCGGATGACGGGATGTGCTTCAACATCGTTTCCCGTTCCTTGATGTCGGCTTTCAGGGCTTCCAGCGTGGCGTACATATCCGCCAGCTTGCTATCGCCGCACATCGAATAATCGTACTTGACATCCGTTTCGGCCTCCTCCAGCCGGCAGTCGCCGAACTGGTGCTTCTTGCCGTATTTGGACAACTCACGCAGCGTGATGTCTCGCACATCGACGTTATCCTTGTAGATGTCTATGGCCTTTTTCATACGGCTAATGTTGATGTAGGCCGTTATCGGGTCTACCTCCCCATTTACAACCGAGGAGATAGCCCGATCGGCCAGCTCGGATGCAGATGCCGTTTCCCGAATCAATGTTACCTGTGTCTCCATATCACTTCGTATTTTTCCGGGCCTGACGATATGATTCGAAGAGCGCCGAGAAGCGGTCCACGACCTCCGCATCGGCATCGTATGATTTCAGCAATCGCGCTCCGGCGTCGAAGTCCGCGGCATAGTTTGCCGTAGTGAGAAATCCATACATCCATTTCATCAGCTGGTCGCAGACGATGGCGTCGTCCAGCTGTTCCATCGTGATACGCTTGCGGGCCGGAGCAGTTGCCGGGACCGTGGACGGTTGTGCTGTTTTGGTACTTTGTGCCGCCGCCCGGTTGGCGTTCTCCGTGTGCCGCTCGTCCGTGTCCGCATCTTTCGTATCGTCGATGCAGAACAACCCGTTAAGGGCATATTTGCGGGCATAACTGGATGCTGTACCCGTTATCTGAGGCCCGTCCATACCCTTCTTGTCGAGGTCCTCGCGGGCAAAGGCCGTTGCCGTCTCGACCTCTCCGGCGGCGTTCGTGATGCGCGCCGTGGCCTTCACGTAGTAGCGGTCCCCGACGGCGACGATGTCGTCGCACAGGTTCAGGACGCATTCGTGCGCCTTGAGTATCGGTTTGACCGCTTCAAGAATATCCTCGCAGCTCCGGTACCTGTATTCCCCGAAGCTGTTATACTGCCCTTTGGGGGCTTTCAATTCCGACTGGATGGCGATTAACTCTTTCATGGCTTAGTCTTCGATATAGGTTACTTCAGGTGCTGTAACTTTGGCCGGATCGAGATTGCACATGCAATCCCGTTTGGCTTTCTCGATCTCTTTGGCCGTCATGCGGCGGTTCTCCTCATGGCTGGTGATCAGCTTGCCGGTAGCTCGGCTTCTGACCTCGATACGTGTTTTCATGATTTTTATAAGTTGTTTATGTTTTTCAGTACTTCCAAAGCATCCGGTGCTTGCGGGCGTAGTCGTTCACGCGCTTGGCGAGCGTCGGGCGGAGGCAGTCGAACACCGTATCATAACACCCCGCGACGTCGAACTCGAAATCGTTGCCGTTCTTGTCGTAAGCCTCGCGGCAATGCCCGCGAACCGTAAACTCGTAGACGCCCCAGTCGATGACCATTTCGTAGCCATCCCCGAATTTGAGAGGCTCCCAATATATCGGGCGCTCCCCGGGCGTCGTGAATACGTCCTTTATATGTTCTGCGAGCAGCTCGATAGACTTTTCCGACACGGCGAACTCGTTGAGCGTCGGACGCTTCTTGGCCGTTCCCGTGATGTGCTCGCTGGGAATGTCCACCAACTCTTCCGTAACCGGGAGGGCCGGGGATGTCGTCGTAGTTAGGTATTGCGTGTTCATGGTAACTGACGGTGTAAAAAGGTTGGATGTTTGCGATGACCCTCATCCCAGCCTGCGAACGGCCACGGAACGGGCATTGCTTCGGTATGATTGCCTTTGACTTCGGACGCGGGGAGATGACCCGCATCCCGAAGTTTGGAGAGCCGCATCTTCACGGCGCATTCAGTTCGCCCGAGCTCCGCCGCTATCTCTTCGATGCTGGTGCCTTGACGGTACATATATATCAGATTGTTGATGTCGTCAAGACCCCAGCGAGGCTTGGTTTCCTTTCTCATGGCTAATCGAATATTTCGTTAATCCGCTTTTCGATACGTTCTTTGCGGTGCTGATCCGAGAATACCCACCCAAAGGTGATAACTATCGGCACAATGAACAACATGAAAGTGATTAAATGTGTCATAGCTGATTCCTCCCTTTCATTCGATTGTATGATACATAATTCCAAAGGTTGACTTTGCGCGAAATACGGTGCTTGGTGCGGTGCCACGCCCGCCAGATGATGTCGTAAAGCAATTGCTTGTCGGTGCGTCTCACGCCCCCGATAAGCTGGATTTCATTCTCCATGATTCAGCGGTTTAATGTTTGGCTTTGGGAGGAAATACCCGGCTTACGAGTATGGTGCCGACGACGACAGCATACGTCGGATAGATCAAGCGAAACTGAGCAAGGAAACAGCCCAGGGCGTGTTCCTCGCTGGTAGCGCGGATAATGTTGGTGTAATCGACCTTCTCTAACGAGAATGTAGATTTGGCTGCCTTGAGATGGCAACGGTAAAAGCAGGTACGATGCGTTGCACGGGTACTTTTATTCCCCGTTTTGCAACTCGTGTTGTGGTTTGGCATTTGGTTAACACAAGTTAGTTGAACAATACGTATAAAAAGAAGGACGTGCCCTCCAGTTAGTCGCCAAACCACCACAACTGCGGGTGCAGAAGTGAACCGAGAACACGCCCTAAAAGACGTTTTGTATTTTCTGATTTACCCTCAATTGGGTGGTTTGGCTTCACAAATATAGGAAATCATTTTGAATCTGCAAAATTATTTCAGCAATTCGGGGTTATTCGTGGATAGGATGCCAGCCGGTAAATTCGTAAACGGCAAGTTGTGCAAGCTCGTATTTTGCAAGTACATCCGTAAGAATGGCAAGATCATTTATCCTAAAAAAGCGAAGGCTTTCAGGATTTGGGTGCCGGTCAATAATGCGGCTTAACAAGTTACCGTCGTGGAGTGGTAGGACACTCCACTTTTATTTAGAATTTACCCCAAATTCAATGCCATCCTCCGCGCCCTCTCGGCATTTTTGAGGTAGCGCGCCTTGTATTTCTCATTGGCTTTCTCCGGAGGAACCAGGATTACCGTGTTTCTATCGAGCCGTAAGGGAACGAGATTCTTTTCTTTAATATCCTTGAAAATATCATTCATAATTACAAGAACTTATCACTTGTTGAGCTACCCGGATTCGAACCGGAAGCGCCACCTCCAAAGGGTGATGTGTTACCGTTACACCATAGCTCAATAAATGCCGGTCTTTCCCGGCTGCCAGATGCTTTCGCATAACCTGTCCGATAGAGTCAAGCGTCTGTTCCGCTTTGCCATTGCCGCGCAATCGGCAATAATCCCTTGCGCTATCGTCGCTCTACTTGCATCATCAACAAAGGGGTTGCGGAGGGTGAGAGATTCGAACTCCCGAAGCGTTTCCGCTCGCCGGATTAGTAAGCCGGAGCCTTCAACCACTCGGCCAACCCTCCAAATATCGCCCGCGGGCCTCACGGATGGCGGGCGACGGTTCTTGTTATGACGTAAGTAAGGCGTCGTCACGCCTTTTCTTTGACGAAACGCCCGCCGGCGCCGCGTTTACGCTGATACTTTTGCAATTCGGCCTCAGCGGCATAACGAATGTTCCGTTCTTCGGCGCACTTTTTCAGGAGGTCATTGCGGTCTTTTTCACCCGCGGTGAAACTCCGGCGAATGTCCGCATTTACGCGCTCGAGCCGTTCGATCTCCGCGCGGTATCGCTTCCGCGGAGTGAAGTCCATGCCCAGAAATTTCCGGGCCTTGAATGTCTCGGTTCTCATATTTGTGCAATTTCAGGGTTAACGACCATATGATACTCTTTGTAGCGGACAACCCGCCCTCTGTCTGCGTCGTGGCTGTAACACCAATCGCCAACGATGATGTAGCCTTTGCGCCGGAGCCTCGTGACAATCTTCCGCAGCTCCGTCGTGCCAAATTTGCTCATCGCTTTCCACACGGTCAGCGTGCCTCCTCTGATGAAGTAGGCCAATATGCGAGCTTGTGGCTTTTTTAAATTCTCCATAGTTTTGAAATTTTAAGGTATTCGTGCCCTGACGCCATCGAAGGCAAGGCTCACCGATCACGTGCATCGGCGCCATCAGGGCAAGGGTGCGGGCTTTGCGCGGTGTGATAACCACTAACTTAAACTACTACAAAATGGACAGAAAGAACGTGTGCACAAAACCCGCATTGGAGCCCGGATAGGTACATTCAAACCACACCGGGCATAGTGTTGATACGGCTCACCGGATCGCTCCGGATCATCGCTCGCTCGTTGGTATTTATCTGTTGCCAGCCCTTCTGCGCCAAGTCGCTCACTGGGTTTTACATCCACTCGGATGGTTCTCGTGTATCAATACGCCAAAGACCCGAAAATCGCTTTCTGCCTTGCAGCTGGGGTTATTGCCAGCGATCAAACCCCTAACCCTTGCGGGCTGCTATCTTGGGAGTGCGGCAGGATTCGAACCTGCGTAGATGGTACTTTACTTCACATCTCCTTCCGTTAGTTATGCGGAGGCATTGCCAACCTGCCACGCACTCCTTGTTGGTTAGTTTTCTATAAACTCCTCCACCCGGAAGCCTCGGCTTCGGCGGGGATTGCGCAACCTGCGACATTCGAAATCCGTACTGAACACCTCCACCGAGAACAGACACAGCAGAACCGCGGCCCCGATGCGTCGGGTCATCTCTGACACGTTGAGCGTGATGCCGAAATTCTGCGTGAAATACCAGGTAACCAATGCCTGCAAGGTCCGCTTCGTCCCCGTCTTGTCGTAGATGCTCTGGAGGTGGTTCGCTACGCATTGGTAGATCACGTTCATCCGTTCTGCGATCTCGCGGGCCGAATAGCCCAGCACGACGAGGTTCATCACCTCACGTTCGCGTTTGCTCAGTATGGCGTCAGTTTTCATAGTCTTAAGCCAGCCCCCAGGGATCGGATACTCCCCATTTGGTAAATATCTGTTCGATCTTTTCCCGTTCTGTGGGCGTATGGTTCACATAGCCGTATTTGCGATTGTGGAACGCTTTGTCGCATAACCCGCCTTCTTTTAATGCCTGGCTGATCTCATCCATAGCAATGCTGGCAAGGTCCCGGCCTTTTCTCCGGGCGCGGATGACGTTGTAACCCTTTACAAAGGCGCAACGCTCGATGTCTTCTTGTGAATGATTCATTGTTATTATTTGTCTAAAATTTCAAGTATTCGTTTAATGCATTCCGCCTACTCTTCGAGTAAGGCCGTCAGGCGGTCGGCTGATTCGATGATCTCGGCCATGTCCGTATTGCGACTATTTACCCTTCCTCTCTCGATTAAATCGCGAGAAGGATGCCCAGTCTACGCTCGTTGCCTCGTTAAGCGCCTTCATCAGCATAGGCACGATGCAGCAATGCTGAATCTCGGCGTACTCCCGGGCGAAATCTTCTATGTCCATGTTGAGTGTTAAGGCTGTTTCGTTAATGAGGTTAATTTCTTCATCCGTCGTGTACTCCCCAACAATACGCTTGAGTTCTTCAGTTGTCATCATGGTTGTAAGCAATAATTGATAATGTTATATTCAAATAACTTAGTAAACCCTATTGGCACACTATTTCGCCCTTTCGGATTTGGTTGTTTCAATCTTTTTTATATATCTTTACATTGTTTTGCGGCGTAGAACTATTTACCTTTGCGGTGTAGTTCAATTCCACAATGCAAATATAAACTTTGTTTAGCGTACATCCAAACAAAAAGCAAACTATTTTTAGGTGCATTTTATAAATGACTGAGAATGAGAGAATAAAAAAAGCCATAAAATGGCTTATAGGTAGCGGCATTGCTAAAACTCAAGAAGGAATAGGTCTTCTAATGGGCTATTCCAATAAATCTGCATTCTCCCAAGTAGTCAACAACCCAGATAAAAGGCCGGAAGATTTTGTCGTGCGTTTATGCAACCTAAACAATGCACTAAACAAAAATTGGTTATTGACCGGCGAAGGATCAATGCTTAAAACTACCGACCAACCCGTCAGTCAAAGAGAAGAAGACGCAACACTTTCGGAAACTGACTTAAATAATTCAAACACTATGAAGAAGTATTTAGACCAAGTCCTTCGACAAAACGAGGAACTAATTCGGCAAAATGGGGTACTACTTGACCTATTCCGAGAAGAGAGGGCAAAAAACAAGGGCGAAGTCGCCCTAAAAAAAGAGGGCTAAGGGTATTCTAATTAGACTAATGCCTACCGGAGGAGAGCCGGAACCGTATGCCAAAGCACACACATAATAGCACTAAAAATAAAATCATGCCCTTCTCCGAATACTCGGAGAGGGGTAAATTGTATAATAATAAAATGAACGTGTATGGAACTTATTGCTACTTTATTGTTGATTGTTTTCGGTATTTTACAAATCATTCTCTTCTTTAAGTTGTGGGGAATGACAAATGATGTTGCCCAGATTAAAGAATATATCGCACGCATGGATAAACGCGTCAGTAATAAATTAAAATCGGGAAAGGCACAAGGCGAACAAAAAGACGCTTCCATGCCCGATTGGGTAATCGGAAGTCGCGTAGTTCGCATAGCAACAGAAGAGCAGATGAAAATAATCAGCCTTAATTCCAATGGGTCCTTTGTATGTACAAAAGACGGAATAGTCGCCGGTTCATACCGTCGTGATGAACTTATGACATGGACTGAATGGCTTGAACATCTCAAAAAATAATATATTGAAAAATCAAATAAAATAGGTTAACATGAAGAAACTTTTACTATTTTCCGTATGTATGGCTATTTTATGTTCATGTAACTCCAATCAGAAGAAAGCCGAACGATTGGTAAAACAATACATGAAAGAAAATCTCGACGACTATAAAAGTTACGAGCCTATTAAATTTTCAGAACTTGAACCGATCCTGATAAAAGAACAAGCGGAAAAAGTTCTTAAAGTAGCAATAGATCATAAAAAAAGCCGCGAAGATTATATATATTACTTGGATTCAACCCAATTAAAGGAACAGTTAGCATACATCGCTTCAATAGATACTGATATAGATTCGTTAAAAAGGGTTTGCGATTCAGCATCCGTTAATGACATTCACGGTTGGTGCTTTGAGCATTCATACCGTTCTGCCAATAAAATAGGAGCAATGGAGAAAAAAACAGAAATATTTTATTTCAATAGAGATATTACCGAGATTCAATAACCCCACCCTCCCCACTCCCGCCCCGACTTCTGCCGGGGCGTTTTTACCCAAAGTGTAGAATAATTCACTACCTTTGCGCGTTATTTGCTCGGAAAATGTTATATTTGTAACAAAGAACCACTACTATGCTTGAAACTATTTGGAACTGGATCATGGAAAACTACCCCGGCATATTCGCAATGCTGGTGGTTGCAGCTGTTGTATGGACAGTTAGTCGTTGGTATTTTAAGTTTGAGGCAAGAGTAAAAGCATGTGAGGCTCACGAGCCGGCTATTGAGGAGATAAGAAACGACGTGAAAACCTTGCGAAAGGATATTGACAGCGTTAAAATGGATGTGAAGAGCATCAAAGATTATTTGGTAACAAAAGATCAAAAAGCAATAAACGTTTTAGCGATGAAAAATAGCCCGATGGTTCTCAATGAGAACGGAAAGCAGATATACGACATTATAGTAGGTGATAAATTCCTTACTGATAATAAGACGCTTTTATTTGAGCATATCGATAGTAAAAAACCTCGCACTCCGCTGGACGTAGAGATTGCAGCCAAAGAGGTTCTTATTGACCTATTGAGTAGCCCCATATTTGATGGAATTAAAAACATAGTATACAATTATCCATCGATTCAAATTAAACAAGAGGGGAAAGACGTTGATTATGCTATTTCCATATCAGATGTGTGTTTCGTATTAAGTATCCCATTGCGTGACATGTATTTGGAAGCGCACCCAGAAATAAACACGAAAGGCGATCAATAGCGATAGCACCAAACACCCATCGACCCCGGGCCACAAGCTCGGGGCTTTTTTGTACCTATTGAACAATTAATCATCTTAAAGTAGGCTTTCTCCCTAAGAAAAACACAAACTTTTTGAACAATTTGTCCCATCAATCCCCTGGCCACAAAAAAATATGAAAATTTTTCGTCGAACTCTTGCATAATGTGCCGAGAGTTGGCTCCTTTGCATCGTAAGCCTGTGATGAAGCAGGCCACGGACAAGACGAGCGGTAGCATCCGCGAATCTTAACGACGAAAGGACACGTTGTAGGACACACGTTGTTGGTAGTAGTTCTTGGAAGGGTCTGTGGCTATTCATTCGGCCGCAGACCCTTTTTTCTATGGCAAAGAGAACGGAAGGAATCAAGACGACAACCGGCAACAAGCCCGCTCGCAAAGTGGGCCGCCCTCGTGCATATACCCCCGAAGCTCTTGAAGCCAAGTTCGAAGAATATGTCGAATGGGCAAAAGCGAATCCGCGGTGTAATAACCGGCTACTTTCTGACGGGAGTATCGTTCCAATTCCCACCGAACGTCCGCTGACACTTTCCAGCTTTGCCGTATTTGCAGGAATTGTTCCGGAAACATTTAGAAACTTTGAGGAACAAGAGGAATATTTTGGCGTATGTGCGCGCGTACGTGCGCGAATCGAATCCGATCAGTTGGAGGGAGCTATGTGCGAGCAGTACAACCCGACGATTGCGTCACGTGTCCTTCATCTTGCCGATCGCCAGGACGTGACCACCAACGGCAAGGACATTCAGCAAGTGCCGGCGATCTCTTTTACCGTAGACGAAGCCGCAGCTTCGATCATTCAGTCCATCGGAAAACAAACCATCAATTCTATTCATAAGGATGGAAATTGACGCACGGACATATCGGGGCAAGGTTTATAAGATCATGTGGTACTTTTTCCATAAGTATCGCAACACAGGTGTTGTCCTGCGTGTTTTCAACGAAGGAAGTTCTCGCTCTGGCAAAACATTCGACACGTTTGATTTCCTATACGATATATGCGCCATAGGAGATCGCGCCTATAAGATATATGTTTATCGAGCCACATTGCAAGATTGCAAGGAGAAGGCCCTCGACGATTTCAAGAAAAAGCTTATGGCACGGGGTATTTATGATCCCGACAGCATGCACAGCGAGAAGATTCTTCCCGAGTATCATATCGGCAACAGCATTATCCGTTTTCGCGGTCTCGACAAAATGGACGTGAAAGAGGGCCATGACTGCGACATTATCTATTTCAATGAGATGTTGGACGATATTTCCAAGGCGCAGTTCAACAATATCACGATGCGTTGCACTACCATGATTATCGGCGACTGGAACCCTAAATACACCGAGCATTGGGTTTTTGAAATGGAAGGCCAACCGGACACGATATTTACCAAAACCACCTACAAGGACAACCCTTTCTGTCCTCCCAGCGTTCGTCAGACCATCGAAAGCTACGAGCCCACTCCCGAGAACATTGCAGCGGGAACCGCCGACGATTTCCGATGGAAAGTCTACGGTCTTGGCGAGCGGGCCGCGCAAGAAGGTTTGGTTTATCCCAATATAGACTGGATCGACGAATTTCCGGACGATTTGGAATATACGGCATATGGTATTGACTTCGGATTTACCAATGATCCCACGGCTATTATCCATGTAGGAGTTCGTGGCCGGGACCTTTTCCTGCATGAGCTATTCTATTCACCCATTGATGATCCCGACCTGCTTTATCAAATTGTAGCACCGATCCTCGGTTCCGAAGGATATGCCATTGCAGACAGCGCAGACAAATATGCCAAGAATCCCGAAGGTATGGTCAAGTCGCTTCAGATGCGCGGACTGAGTGTTATAAAGGCCAAGAAATTCCAGGACAGCATCACTACGGGCATCTCCTATATGAAGAATTTCCATATCCATTGTGTCAAGACCAAAAACATGCGCAATGAGGCCAACACTTATGTATGGGATGCGGTAAACGGAATCACGATCAATAAACCCGTAGACAAGAATAATCACCTCTGGGACGCCGCTCGATACGTCGTGATGACGGTGTTCCGAAATTATATCGCAGCATGAAGTTCTTCGGATATAATGTCAATATAGCCAAATGCGGCAACGACAAAAACCCATTTAGGTCATTGAATCTCAATGTCCGAGATGTATTGAATTTATTTGGCAATCGCTCCGGAAGCATCGACACTTCAACGCCCGAAGGACAAGCCGCAGCTTTCGCATCATGTTCAATTCTGGCATCCATAGTCACTAAGAAAGTTTCGGCAATAGCCAATGCTCGCTACTGGCCCCAGGATGACGAAGGAAACGATATTGAGAAGCCCGAAGCATTGAATCGGATGCAAAAGCCCAATAAATACCAAACCCTATCTGAATTTGTGTGTATGGTCGAATTTTTCTCGCAGATATTCGGCAAGGCTTACATCGTCAAAATAGCTCCTGTTGGATTCGAGAATGATTTCGAACTATACGTCGTGCCTAATCTGATGGTTACAGAAAATGAACAAACCATTATAGAGGCGACATTCGCGCCTTATGCAGACGTAAAAGATTACACTATAACCCTTGGCAGCGGCTATCAAAAAATAATCGACAAAGACGATATGTTTATCGTCAACGATGCAACCTACTCGCTTAACCGGATGGGCGGGGCTGTATCTCGGATGGAGTCGCTTCAATACCCGATCAACACCTTCATATCCTCCTATGATGCCGTGAATGAATTGTTGGTTAATCGGGGTATGCTCGGCATTATTTCGCTGATGTCAGAAGACCCGACAACCACATTATCATCTCCATTCACGAAAAAAGACAAGCAAGAACTCGAAGAGGGATTAAATAAGTACGGCGTTATTAAAGGACGGCTCAAATACGCTATAACTGCCTTCAAAGCATCTTATGTGCCTATTTCATCGACTATATCCGATCTGGGGCTGACGGATATTCAACGCAATTGCAAGAAGGACATTGCCTATACGTATCAGGTTCCAAGCATCCTTCTCGACGTGGAAGGAAGTACTTACTCGAATTTTGGGGAAGCCAAGCTGGAATTCTACACGAACGATATAATCCCTTCCGCCCGCAACATTATGTCCGCGCTTAACAGAATATACGGAAATGAAGGATTCGCCATCAAGCCTTTCTTTGACCACCTGGAACTATTCCAAGACGCCAAGAGACAGCAAGCGGCTGGTATGGTTTCACTTGTGTCGGCACTCGATCACGCCGTACAATCCGGATTGATGTCTTTAACAGACGCCAAAAATGAACTTCAAAAATACATGATCTAATGGAAGACAAAATAAAATCATTCAAAGGGTGTATTGACGACATAAAACGCGATCAAGGCGTTGTGACCATCGCCATATCCAAGTTCGATCAAGAGGACCGCGCCGAAGACATCGTGCGCAAAGGCGCCTTTGCCAAGTCGTTCGAGGATATGTCCCGCATCAAACATTGCATTGACCATAAGCAAGACCTCGATCACGTAGTGGGGACTCCCCGCAAAGCATGGGAGTCGGATGAATACGCCCTTGTCGAAAGCAAGTTGATTCTCGGCAAGACTGCCGGGCATGACGCATTCGAATATTACAAGCATTGTGCGGACGAAGGACGGCAAGTAGAGCATTCATATTGCTATCGCGTACTTCGGAAAAATCATAACGACCACATTGCAGGCGACGACATCGCGGAGTTGCAGTTAAAATACGAGTACAGCACCGTATTCGCCGGGTGCAATCCGTTTACCCCGGCCCTTGATGTCAAGGGGTTGAAAACCATCGATGACATCATTGCATATCAAGAACAACTCAACAACCTCCTTCGTAAATGCGACTTCTCGGACGAAGGCGGCCGAAAAATCGAATGCCTCATAAAGAAGATCGAGGAAGGTCTTGCAGAGATTCGCAAGCAGGCTCCTCATGACAGCGCCACCGTCGAAGGAATCATTGAAGTTTTACGCCATTCATTTACAAACCATTAAAAAAAAGAAATTATGAACGAAGAACTGAAAAAAGAGTTGGAGCAGTTCGCTAACGAAGTAAAGGGAGGTATGGTTCCCGCCGATGTCTTCGAAGCAAAATATAAAGCTCTCAACGAAAAGATCGAGGCACTTCCTGACGCTAAAAGCGTCCAGGAGCTCCGAGACGCCATGAAAGCGCAGGGAGAAACCCTTTCCATGCTCAAAAATGCGGGGAGCAAGTCCGGCGAATCATTGGATGCTCAGATCAAGGCATTCATTGAGAATAAGGACAACATCGACGCCGTAATGAAGGGGCAGTCGGCAGGTGCCGAGCTCAAACTCAAAGACGCCGCACTGATGACGACGACCAACGCCAAACCGGCTATCGACATCTGGAATGTCGAAATCGACCGCACCATCCACGCGGCGCCCAGCGAACCCGATGCGATCTATTCACGTCTCGTGAAGGGGTCCACGTCATCGCCCAACATCGTATGGGTTAACCGCGTAGACGGTGAGGGAGGCGCAGCATTCGTCGCCGAAGGTGCCCTCAAACCACTGAAAGACTGGGAGTATGAAACCGAAACATCGACGGCCAAGAAAGTCGCCGTTTCGTGCAAGGTTTCTACCGAGATGCTGACCGACGCGCCCTTCATGCGCAGTGAGATCGACCGCCTCCTCCGTCAGGACTTAATGTCTGTCGTCAATGAGAAGGTTCTTACCGGAACCGGGTCGGGTGCCGAAATCAAAGGTGTAACCGTTGGCGCCGCAGGATATACCCTCTCAGATCTCGACGACAAAGTGGAGAACCCGAACTACGCCGACGCCATCCGCGCCGCAGTTCTGCAACTTCGGATGCTCAACTTCCGACCCGATACGCTGTTTATCAATCCCGTGGACAACGCCATGATTGATTTGACGAAGGACACCACGGGGCACTATCTCACTACCGAGATGAAATCCTTGATTTCTGGAATCACCATCGTAGAAACCGCCAATATCACAAAAGGCAAGTTCCTGCTGATGGACACATCCCGATGGATGCTGCGTGTCTACGAAAACCTGCGCCTGGAATACGGGTTAGAAAACGACGACTTCCGCAAGAACCTCGTGACGGTCATCGCCGAGATGCGGCTGCACTCCTATCAGAACTCCATCGACGCTGGATCACTGGTGTATGCGGACTTTGCAACCGTGCTGGCCGCCATCGAGAAGCCTGCATCTGCTGCAGCCTGATAACAAACATTCAAAACATTATATATCATGGAAAAAGGAGAAAAGATCAAACTGGACGAAAAGGTAAAGATCGTCGGCACTGGCGCCAGCAAATTTATGCCCAAGGGCGCCATCTATGAGGTGCATCCCCGACACGCACGCAAACTCGTGGATGCCGGCAAAGCAACGTGCCCCGGAGGACTTCCTAAGTTTGACAAATAGACGCAAGGCAGAGGGGTGTCGTTTGGTACCCCTCTGTTATTACAACTATGCTCATAGACGAACGATACTTTACATATCCCGAGACATATATTGCGGGAATAGAGACCAAGAGCGACGGTAAACCCGCCGGACCTGCCCTCAAAATCATCAGCGACATCCAAGCATATATCGCCAAGTATGAACCGCGGTTTTTGCGGATGCTGCTGGGGTCGGATGTCGCCGACAATATCGAGGATTACCCGGCGATTATTGCGCTGCTGGCGCAACCGGACAAGGGGACATCTGTAATCGCCAAATATGTCTATTTCTACTATTCGCGCGACCATATGACGTTCAACACCGTCGCCGGGGAAAAACTCAAGAACACCGAGAGCAGTACCCGAACATCTCCGACACATCGGCTCGTCCGCGTGTGGAACGATATGGTAGACGAATGCCGAGAGATCATCCGCATCGTTGATGATGTGGAGCTGTGCCCGGACTTTGACGCGGAGATATTCGAACCGATCAACACTTTCAACCTATGAAGATAACCCCCAAAGATACGGTTGGCGATATTGTATTGCGTAACCGTGCATTATTCAGCATGGGTACCGAACGCATCGTAAAAGCCATCCAAGACCTTCCGGAACCGGAGTTCATACCTATGAAGCGCCGGATGTGGTTCGACAAACGTCTGCCCGTGCGTGACATCGCTGAGATCACGATGGGCGAGTTGAATGCCATCGAAGCCCGAAAACCGTCGTACGAATATTTTTGCATCGTGCTCGGTGTGATGCTCGGGCTCATGAAGTTCAACCGCATAGGCATTGACGGTAATCCGGATTGGACCGCGGGGTTCAGCGTAGACGAGGAGCAAATCGGACGCCTCCGGTTCATCCGTGCCCAGCGCTATTTCATTGCCATACAGAAAGGGTTGGAAGGTATCGGCAAGTCGTGGAAAAAGCTGGAAATGCCCCTCACGGCCGCCGAGATGAAAGCGCGTATCAAGCGACCCAATCGCGGACTTGTCGCCGTATGCCGGAAATACTGCCAGATCATGAACGGCGCCGTTGACATGAATAAAGCATGGAATACGCCGTGGGCGACAGTATACGAAGCATTCGAGGCATGCAAGTGCGACAACATGGAACAGCGGGCCATCTATGAAGCAAACAAATCTAACGGGAGACGGGGACGATGAAAAAAAGCATTAACGAGATATTCAGAGAGTGCGCCGAGGCGGAGGGACTGTGCTCCTATATGTACGCCCGGATAGCCGAAGCTAATTATCTGATGGATGACGTAAAGCAATACCCCGTATTGCTCCGTCAGTTCAACGAGACGATTTCCGAAACACGGATGTCGGACACGCGGCGCCGGACGACGACGCTCTATTTCTGCGACGCCCTCGGGAAAGCGGAGCCGGACACGGAGACCGAAGTGCAGCCAATCGTCGAAAAGATGGAAGAACGCGCCTTTGCATTTATCAACCGGATGCGGTCGATGGGTATAGAGGTCGAGCTTGTGGCCAACGCGACGCCCTTTTACGGCAAATTCGACGTGTTGGTGGCGGGCGTAACCCTAAGCGCTATTATGACCTATAACATCTGCTGATATGCCCACCATCCGGCAAATAGAAGAGGTGTTCAGCCCCGAGCGGATCATCACCATCTGCGAAGACGAGTTCGGTCCGCTGGCCGAACAGATCGCCTTTAACATAATGACCAAAAGGACCAACAGCGGCGCCGATGTCAACGCTTTGGGGCTCCCGGAGGAAACGACCGGAGCGACGGCCGAAAGCCTTAAAACCATCCATGAATCTACGAACGGCGGACTTACGGTCTCATTTGTCGGGCGCAAAGGCATCAAGAATATCGACGAGGGAAGTTCCCCGCAAGACGTGCAGGAGGAGTTCGGCAGTTTCGGGGCCTTTCTGAATGCCATCGAGCGGTGGGCGCGAGCCAAAGAATCGCGGTGGAATCTCGAACCAAGATCGATAAATGCGTATGGCGTTGCTTCGAGCGTCTGGGATCACGGAAACGTACTCCATCAGGAGGGCGGCGGAACGGAGATCATGAAAGACTTGCTGCCCGAAGTTGTCGAAAGGATCAGCGAAAGAATCACGGAGGAGCTCGACACCTCCATTTATAAACTATTAGATGCGACGATAGATATATGAAAACTATTTGGGGAGGGGATAATTCAATAACGGTACCTAATACTTTTTTCTGTACCAAAAGCCGATACGCATACGTCAAGGTGGCATTAGAAGAGGCTTTGCGCAATCAAGATGTAACCCTCGAAGTTTACGACGTGGCCAACGAGGACGCCAGCAAGATAACCATTGCCCGCAAAACCGATGATCGGGGCGTCGCAATATTCCCTATCGGCGCGGTGTGCGAGTCTTTGGTAAAGGAGTACGGCGAAGGTATTGTCGTGATGTTCAACGCCTCCTATCCGGGCGGAGGTGCCGGATACTCGTCGCGTCCGATTGTCGGATATGCTGACTATGAAATCAAAGCCCTCAATGTGGAAGCCAAAGGCGACACGAATGCCACCAACTACCCGGCGGCGAAAAAGATAGTCATATATCCTTATGGAATGTTTCGTCAAACCGTATTCGTCCCGGCGTCCAATGCCGTTACATTGAGTGATCCCGAACGGCAATTAACATTCGCCCAAGAGATTGGGCCATATATTGAATTCGACCCTGTGTCTGTAGAAGATTTGGATTATACGCCGACAGCTTTGATGGCTTCTATACTATATGACGCAGGGGACGAGATGTCTATATCTATCCCCGTAAAAGTTGACCTGTGCACAAGCGGCGTATTCCTCAAATGGATCGACAAATCGGGTATCCCGTATGTATACCGATGGACCCCCGAGATGACGACCGACGAAATGTCCGTAGATTCCACCTATACGCAACTCGATGAAACCCTCCAGCCTTTCGAGGTTCAGAACAAGACCCTAACCAAGCGATACACCTTGCACAGTCGAATCGTCGAGCGGGATATATACGAGATGTGCAAAACCATCATCGGAAGCCAGGCAGTGTGGATGTGGGATACTACCCTTTCCGATTGGGTGCGCTGCTCTATGGATGACAGCGAGGCCGAGGATAGCGGAGCACCGATGCAAGACCTGGTTATTGAAGTCGTAAAACGCGAGTACAACCTATGACGACCTACGAACTTTATATCAACGATATTCTGTGCGACCTGTCGAGTGACGAGGTCATAACCCTGCTTTATCAGAGTCCGATCTTTTCGAGCCTCGACAGCATTCAGTCGAACCGGTCTTATAACATCGCGCTGCCTCCCACGCCTGCAAATATGCGGGCTATCGGCCAGGCAGCCCGCCCGGATGTGGATGCCGACGCTCCCTATGTGCGCCTTCCGGCGGCATTGTATCAGGACGGGGTGCCGCTGTTCACGCAGGGGTTCGCCGTGGTTACGGATATTGCGGACACTATCAACGTGACCCTCACGTGGGGCAATGCGGACAATTTCCAGCCTTTGTTCGACGCGAATCTGCGGGATTTGGGGCCCCAGCTGGAGGCCGCCGGGGAGGATTACATCGAGTGGAACGAGGACTCGGCAATACTCAAAAAGGGATCGGCCCCGAGCGGCGGCGTGGTCAGCTATCCGAGTGTAGCCTTTTGGGGCATAGATTTCGGAATGGGGCTGTCCAATCCCAAATATCTACATCCGGCTATTGATGTGTGGCGGATACTGTACAGCATTCAGCAGGCGCACGGAATCATCATCGAGGATTACCGGAGGCTGTATGGAACCTTAGAGCTGCCGCCCATTGTGCCGCTGGTGTCGAAAAAAGCAGACTATAAGCATAATTATGCTTACAAATCAAATAGTGAAAGCCCCATATCCATAAATTTATATTTTAATGGAGACGACCAGGCCGGTATAGCCGGGTTCCCATCTGGCACTATGGGATTCAAGAACAATGGGGCAACAACTATCAAACTATCTATTTCTTCTTCGAATGCAGATAATTTCTATGTTAGGTTTAATTGGCCGAGTTATGGTGAGGAGAGGAATGGGACCACAACGATGTCTATATATGGCACTCGTTATACGGGTGAGCGCGACGTATTGTATAAAGCAACATCTCCATACAATACTAAAAACGGCAAAGTATTGTTTAACAATTTAGCCCTTGACATAAATGAGGCATTCAAATACATAGGATTTAATGTTAGTTTCCAATCATCGGACGTATTGCCCGACGAGTATCTTGTAGGTGACGTTTTAGTTTTTGGAGATTTCGACAATTTCGAAATAACATACCCGAATCCTTTTTATGTCGCCCCCAACCTCCCCGACATCTCACAAGGCGATTTTATCCTCGCCATGATGAATATGCAGGGCCTGTTCGCCTATGCGGACAAAGACAACCCGAACACGATAAAGTTGATAAGCATCGACGACATAATCGCCAATGTTCAGAAAAACGACATCATCGACTGGAGCGACCGGGTAATTCTGAATGATATTCACCGGGTAGATATGCCCGATGCGTCGGTTTTCACCATTGATGACCTCGCGCAAAGCAATATTCTCGACTACGACAACGACGACGATGTAAAGACCGACACGCACGGCACCATCACGATCCGGAACGAAAACATCGAGAAAGAAGCGGAGCTTGTAGAGCTGCCTTTCTCGGCATCGGAAAATGCGACCACGGACGGGGTAAATTGCGCCGTTGTACCGATCTATGAGGATGACGGCAAAGGCGGCGCCAATCACTCGGAATGTTCGCCGCGTATATTAGCATGGAAAGATGATCAGACATATAACAGTTCTGCCATCTGTACGGGGCGTTTCGACACGTGGATGAAGTTCGGCGGCGAAAATGGCATCGTGAAGACCCGATACGCCTCCTATCAGAAAGTCGTTGACCGCCTCAGGATCATCACCGTCCGGGCAAAACTCACAGCTCTCGATCTCTATAACCTCGACTACACGAAGCCGGTATATATCGCCCAATTCGGGCATATATTCGCCATCTATTCGGTCGAAACGGGCGAGGACGGCATTTGCGACTGCCAACTGCTGAAATTGAAGGTAGACGGGGTTGTGCCTGCCCACTACTACCTGTATTTGGACGGTAAGGACGCCGACCAAAGCAAGACCGACATAACATCTGCCGGAACAACTATTACGTCTAGTGTTCAGTCGAATGGTACGCCCTATGTGGTTTCGAAAGACAGCCGTTTGACGGTGACGCTTCAAACTGCCGAAGACGGCACGATATTGCTCACTATAAATGTTCCTCAAAACACATCAGACGCAGGAATCAATTACGACCCCGTCATTCTTGGTATCAGCGAAGACGACCATGTGCGCCGGGGAATAAGCATATCGCAGAAAGGCAAAGAATACTATCTGACGCTCAATGGCGCAGCCGGGGATATTGCCTTAGATACAGCGAGCGGTGGCGGAATATTAAACATCGGCTGCCAAACCAACGGCACGGCCCAAATATCGGGTTATACTGAGGGGGTTATTACAAACGCATACATGAATGGCATCTCCGCTATTCGAATTATCGTCTCTGCTAACAAATCCAACCAGCAAAGAACAGGACAGGTAACGGTATATCTTAAAGAATCCCCATCAATAGAGCGTAAAATTGTTGTGATACAGGATGCGGCCGCAGCAGAGCGCATGGTCATCATCGACGTGCACGCCTGCGGAGTTGAAGCTGGCGAAAATATAGAGCTTATGTTCGAACTCACTACTTCGTGGCTTGGCTGGTTCGATGTATTAGACGATCTGACGGTTCGAGTCTCGTTCAACGAATTATCCAGCATGATAGGCCAAGAGTTAACAGACCATGTAGGTGAGCGGTTCTATATCGAAGCCAGCAACAACGGCGAATGTTGGTTCGGACCAATCCCTGCCTCCGGGAACATCGAGGCTGAATTAGTTTAGTTATTAACCATTTAACCCATATGAAGAGATATGGCACAGGACACTATCGACAAGATCATTAATATCCAGTTCAATTATGGCGAATTGGTGCAGGGATGGCAGAAGGCGACCCGCGAAATCGAGATAAACAAAAAGAATCTCGCAGAGCTGAAACAGGAATACAAAAACGGCGAAATGTCTGTCTCGGAGTACAACCGCGCCCTGTTGGAGATCACGAGCACGACAAAGGCGCTGACAGCCGAGAAAAAGGCCTACGAGAAAGAGATCCAGCAGAACATCAAGATCGAGACACAGGCTACCGGTTCATTAAACCAGCTTCGGGCCAATGTCTCCAAGTTGACAGCACAGTACAACGCCCTTTCGGCTGCCGCACGCGAAGGTGAAATGGGCAAACGTATGGCCGCAGACATAAAAAGCCAGCAGGAGGCCGTCACGGAGGCCGAGAAAGCTCTTGGCAATTATCGGTCGCAAGTAGGTAGCTATGAGGAAGCGATCCGCGCCGTTCTTCCGGCAGAGATGTCCCAAGTCGTGACATTGGGCAAAACCATAGATAAAGCGGGAGGTGTTACAAAGGCTTTCGGGCTGATGACTGCGGCGGTAGGCCGAATGATTAAGGCGGCATTGGCATTCGTTACCACTCCATTAGGTGCGGTACTGACAGCATTAGCAGTAGGAGCTGCTTTGGTCGTCAAAAACTGGGGCAAATTAACGGACGCATTGGGGATAACAAGCCCGGCAAGGGAAGCCGCTAAAGCTATCGAAAAGCTAAACGAGCAACTCGATTATTTCAATAATAGAGCCGAGAAAAACGGGACCGAGGCCCTAAAAAGATACACCGAAGCCCTTAAAAATGCCAAAGGGGATGCCGAAGCATTGGCCAAAGCACAAAGGGACTATAATATTGAGTTGCTGAACGCCGAGTATGAACGCGCAAGGATAGCCCGGGAGGCTGCATATGAGGCCGAAGCAAAGGCGTACGCTGCATATGCCCGCAGACAGAACGATGAAACGACAAAAGCCCTCCAAGAAGCTAAGGATGCAGTTCAAAAGGCAAACACCGATTTTGCGCAAGCCGATTATGAAAGAACAAAATTTCATGCGGACGCATTGGCTAAACAGGTAGAGGACGAGAAGAAAGCCGCAGAGGAGGCAGCCAAACTTCGCACCGCCGCCACAAAGAAAGCCGCCGAAGAAGAAAAGAAAGCCCGGATCAAGGCCGCCGAAGAAGCGCATGAAAAACTCGTCGCTTTATGGGATCGGGAACAAGCGGACGAGACTAATCGTATAGGCGGGCTGCAAATGGCTATTGCCCAAAAAGAGGAGGAATACAAAAACCGACTTCTTAAGGCGCAAACACAAGGTGGAGATACCAACGCCCAAGAAGAGATGATCCGTATTGCTCAGGAGCAGGTCAACATACTACAGGAGCAGTTGCAAGATGTAGAAACGTTCAGGACCGCATACGAGGCGATGGGACTTTCTGGAATTGAAATAGACAATAAGCGTCTCGAAGCCTTGAAAGCACTACAAGATGCGCAAAAAGCACTTCAAGGTGCCCAAAACAAAGCCGCCGAGGACGAAAGAAAAGCCCAAGAACGAAGCACCGCAATGAGCATACAATCGGCACAGCAACTGGCCGGAGCATTGGGAGGGCTCGCAGAAGCCGCCGGAGCTGATGCGGGGGTTGTCGCAATGTTGGCAATCGCCGAATCGGCCGCTGCGATGGGAGCGGCGTTACACAAAGCATTTTCATCTTCCGCTACTGTTTGGGATGGTATTGCCGGGGCGGTGGCTGCAATTGCGACCATTACGACCATAATAACGCAAATTAAATCGCTCAACAGTTCCGCAGAAGAAGAAAGAAGTAAATACCGATACGCCTCCGGCGGCCTTGTCACGGGCCCGGGAACCGGAACTTCGGACAGCATTCCCGCAATGTTATCCAACGGCGAAGCTGTGATGACGGCCCAGGCTGTCAACGACTGGGGCGCAATGCTATCGGCCATGAACGTGGCAAGCGGCGGAAACGCCATCCAAGTATCGAATCTTCCCCAGCGCAACGACGGCATGAAGGGGATGGAGCGCATGATGGAACGGGCCCTGATGAATATGCCGGCGCCCATTGTTTCGGTGGTTGACATCAACAAGGGGCAGAAGCGGGTCAAGGTTCAAAACAGCCTCGGAAAATTAGGACGGAAAAAATACGAATAATTCTTGCACAATGTGCCGAAGGTTAGCACCTTTGACACGAACGCTTATGAGGATATAAGCCGCGAAATCATGTACGAAACGACACATACATATCGCCACCCTTTCGTGGCCGCATCTGCCATAAGCGCGAAGTGCTTTGTCTAACTTAACACATCAAACTAATGGCAGTACAAACATGCACCACTACGCTCGGGCGGGACATTCTCAACGACTGCAACGAGCCCCACGCTAAAGGCGTGGAAAAGTTTTTCTATTTCATCTCCCGGGATGCTATCGACTGGGACAAATCCACGCGCGAGGGCCACGTGATTACCAACCTGGTGGCTCTGACCGGCAAGCGTGGTTACAAGGTCCGGAACCCGTCGAATGAAACCCCGGCGATCACCATCACAGACCAAAACCCGAGCATCGACACCGCGTGGGACAAGGTTCTGCCCGTTACCCTCTTGGCCGACAGCCCGGAGAACGCCGCCGCCATAATGGGGCTCAAGCAGGACAAATACGTCTGCATTTACGAGAACATGGAGAAAGGCGACGCAGGTAAGCAAGCGTTTGTCGTCATCGGCTGGGAGCAGGGCGCAACAGGTGTAGACCTGAACATGGACAAGAGCGGGGACACCGGCGGCTGGACAGGCAACATTACCGAGACCGGAGCCCCGACGTCGCAACTGTTCTTCTACAAGACGGACTACGCAACGACGAAGGCGGCCCTCGAATCGCTGTGTTCGGCAGCGGACTAATCATGCAGACACAGGAATGGTATAGAGAGAGGGTTTCGGCCCCCTCTCTATCCGATGCCGACAAGGCTGTTATCAGAGCGGATTGGGAGGAGATCACGGGCAAGGATTTCACCGCATCATTCAATGCCCGGTGCCCGAACTGTCATCACGATGCGGCAATACTAATTTTACGGACTATGAACAAGCAGGAAAACGGCGGATACATCCTTAAGAGGGGTATCGCTTTCAGATACAAAGGCAAAGTATATACCGCCGACAATATCACGGCTCCGGCGGCTGAATGGTATATCGCGCAAGACCTGAAACACCGTGACGATTTCGAAGCGCTCGCAAAAGATTACGACGAGTACGAAACAATATCTCCGAAACGCAAAGAGGAATAAATATGGCCGATGACAATATTCGCCACGTCAACTGTGCCAGCGATTTCCGTATTGTATTCGCATTTTCAGACGGCAAGTTACCCGATTATCCGTGGCGTTTAGGGCTTAAAACGCCCAACACACCGTCATATAACATGTATGTTGCCTCGTTTGACGGGACGACATACAACAACTGTTCGCCGCTCGACGATGAATCTATTATGGTTTTTGTAGACCATCATCGTCTGGCCCCCGGAATCCTGCATTACTATTTGCAGACGGACGCCCCCGACAGCCTTTTCCCCGACGGAGAAATGAATATCACCATCCCCGGCACCGTCAATATAGAGCTGTGGGAGGGTCCGAGTGACGGGGACACGCCGCCGGAAGTTACAGTAATCGTCGAACGCCTGTTGAAAGGCGACAAAGGTGATCCGGGCGAGGCCGGTCCCGCTGGCCCGGAAGGTCCTGTCGGTCCGAAGGGCGACACGCCGGAAATCACCGCAGACGAGCAGGGCAACATCTATTCCGACGGAGAATTGTTGACCTCCGTTGTCGCCGAGGCAGCCACCAAAGCCAATGCGGCCGCGGAACACGCCGAAAATGCCGTCCCGGTCATCGAGGAGATCGAGGGCGCTGCGGTAACTATCGACGTTCAACCGAACCACATCTACAAATGCGGCGAATTGACCTCACTGACGATTCAGTCTGTGGTCGATTCCGCGCAGATCGCCGAAGTTATCTTCACCTCGGGAGTTGCGGCGACGGAACTTGCACTTCCGGACACCTTGTCAGGCGTCACCGGCTGGCAGATTCCGCAGCCGAACAAGACCTACAAGATTTTCTTCCAGTCGAACACGGCGACCATATCCGATTAAGCCATGGACACGCTTCTTTTGGAACATTTCGCCGCGGTATCGAAGATCGCCGCCGTCCGCCAGTCCCGGAAGCGGCAGCAGGGGGTAAAAATGGGATATGGAGATAGAAATGTATATTCATCTTCATTTACCGGTACGGCATTAACGAGCCCGCAAATTCCGATCGGCACTTCGAATTTCTCGATTGAATATTACGGAAACGCCTACGGCTCTGGGAACGGTTCCAGTCCGTTATTGATTAATAGGGCAACCTTGGGATCGATAAAAAATCCTTCATTCTTTCAAGTATATGGCCTGCGCTTAGGCTATAATGATTTGAGTTGGGTTACATTTAGTGCCCCGGACGGGGGTAATATTACTACCGATTCCCTCAATTTTAACTATTCAGTACCTGATTTAAGTGCCAAATTCCATCTGATTATCACTCGCCAAGGTCGAATGATTAATGTCTATATTGACGATATGCTTATAGCATCTAAAGAACAGACAGAAATAAAAGACTTTGGATCATTTGCTCTTTGTATCCTCAATTCCTCCGACGTTGGCTTTACCCGTGTTTGGAACTACGCTCTTTCATCATCAGAGGTCGCAACACTTTATAACAACGGCGATCCGGCGGGGCATGTGCTCCCCGCAAAGCTGAAAGACGGAGAGCAGCGTTGCATCGCCGAGTATCTACCTCAGAACCTTGTAGCGGATAATAACGGACTTGTCTCCTCTTGGCTCGACTCCGCCAAACAACTCCCGATGAACGACGAATACATTCCGCCGTTGCTGGAAACCGCCGGAGGCTACGATTTGACAGCCGAAGGAGCCCCGGAGATCATCTATAAACTCTAATAAAACATATACACACATGAACTACGCAAAACTTATCGACGGTCGGCTCGAATGGGCACCGAATCCTGTCAAGATCGACGGATATACCGTTTCGAATCCCGGCCCTGACATCCTGGTATCTTTGGGGTACAAAGAGGTGATCTATCCCGAGCCTCCGAGCGATCCGGAACAGATCGTCGCAGAGGAATCCAGAAACATGATTCCGGTCTACATCGACGAATCCGATTGCATCCGCGTTTCGTATGTCGAAGCCGAACCGGAGCCGCAATCCGATCCGAAGCAGCTGCGGGAAATGGCCTATCGCGCCGAAGCGGACCAATACCTGATGGCTTACGAAGGTTACGTCGCAGAAGGTAAGATTGCCGAGGCCGACGAACAGAAGGCGCTGTGCCTGGCCAAGAAGGCCGAAATCAGGGAAAGGTTCCCGGACAAATAGCACCGACAATGGCACGGATGACTGAAATAATCATTAACATCGGTTACAAACTGAGCGAAATGTTCCAAACGGTTTATGGATGGATCGCTGCGGCAGGCATTTTCATCGTGAATTTCTTCGCTGGGTATGAGATGGCCATCAATGCCGTAGTAGTATGTGTGGCCCTCGATACTGCCTGGGGCATTGCGGCCCAAATCAAACGCGGACATTTCGCGCTGTCCGAACTCGGACGGCATGGGATGCTGTCTAAATTGGCGTTGTACGCTTCGGTGATCGCAGCGTTTGTGCTTATCGAGCGAATGGCGGAATTGGAATCGCAACTCGCCGTGATCGCTATCTGCACCCTGATCTGTCTGGTCGAACTTTGGTCGATGGGAGGATCGGCGCTGATCGTAAGCCCGAAAATGCCGTTTCTGCGGATATTCCGTGAAGTGCTGGCCGGAGAAGTCGCCCGCAAAATGCAGGTCCCGGTCGAAGAGGCCAAAAAGTATTTGGACGGAACTAATAAATAAAATCAACATGACACGAGGTCTTAGAAACAACAATCCGCTCAACATCGAGAAAACAAAGGGCGGCAACCCCTGGCAGGGCGAGATCGTGCCGTCGAAAGACAGCCGTTTCGCGCAATTCAGGACGATAGCCTACGGATACCGGGCGGCTTTCAAGCTGCTGAACAACTACCAGCGCAACTACGGACTGGACACCATCCGAAAGATGATCAACCGCTGGGCGCCGTCGAACGAGAACCACACGGAAGCCTATATCCGTACCGTGGCCGAACGTTCTGGAGTTCCTGCCGACAGCCGGATCACCACGACGAACCGCGATGTGATGGTGCCCATCGTTGCGTCGATGTCCTATGTAGAAAACGGTGTCGAAGCCAAGATGCCCGACGTGCAGGCCGGGTGGGATTTGTTCATTAAGGGATGAAACGCCTGATCCTATACCTGCTCTCCGTACTCGTCGCCGGGGCGCTGCTCTTTGGCTGGGGATACCGCCGGGGAGCGGCCTCGGTGGGAATCCGGTCGGAAGTGCGTATCGATACCGTGTTCTACGAGCAGCCGCAGTCGTACGGTTTTTCCGAACAGCTGGTGACGGTGAATGTCCCGCGGCTGCTGTTTGCTCCCGCGGATACGGTGGTGCGTATTGTCGAGGCTGTGAACAGCACCGACAGCGTGCAGATGGAGATTCCGGTCCGAACGCTCGAATACCGTGATTCCACCTACTATGCCCGGGTGTCGGGCCCCGTTATCAGGGATTTGGCGCCCCGGCTGGAATGGATCGAGACCTACAACCGGACCATTACCCGAACCGTGACAAAACGCCGAAGGTTCGCCGTGACGGCTGGGGTGGGTGTAGGATACACGCCGCAAGGCTTGCAACCGACGATCGGGGTGCAGGCTGGCGTAGTGCTGTGGAATTTTTAATAATTACCGCTATGAAGATTATTTACAACAACATCATCCCATTCCCGGGATTTGCCGCTATCAACCTCTTCGGGGTAATCTTCGCCCGCAAAGAGTGTCGCCCGCTGTCTGAAACGACGATCAATCACGAAGCGATACACACAGAGCAGATGAAAGAACTGCTGTATGTGGGATTCTATCTCTGCTACCTTGCCGAATGGATCGTGCGGCTGTTCATGAAGGGCAACGCATACCGCAATATCTCATTTGAAAGGGAGGCGTACCGGTGCCAGCATATTCCCGGATATGCGCAGATCAGGCAGCGATTCGCCCAATGGCGATAAATTAGACCTTGGGGGATGGGTATAAAAAAGCCCCCAACGTTTTACGCATATACCCCTATATACGAGTGTTTCCACACCAACATTGAGGACTTAAAACCTTAACTGTAAGTGTGGAAATTTTCATATAGGGGTATAACAAAGTTATGATAAATAATCTTTGAATGTATGCGTAAAACAGAGCTTTTGCACAAATACTTAAAACCGTTGCAAATGAAACGGAATTGACGCCCGAGCAAATCCTTTCGTGTTGTCGCACGGCCGAAACGGTCGATGCGCGTTATATGCTCGTCTACCTGTTAAAGCGCGAAGGCATATATATCGGTGAAATAGCCCGCATGATGAACTTCTCCCGCCGGGGTGTCGAAAAGATGCTGTCGCAGTTCGAAGATAGACGCGCTCAAAGCGGACGTATTTTCGAATTGACGTTTGAACGCATTGCGAACAAAGTACGCATAACCGCCGAATCATCACGTTGATTACCCTGCCGAACCCTGCCACCTTTGCATTGTAGCTATCGGGAAGCCTGCCCCGTGTGCAGGCATAGTTATCAATGTAAAACTCAAATATTATGGGTTCGGACAAAACTTATATTTTCGACGGCGGCACCTCCGGGGGCGGCCTCGACATTGCCGCTATTGTCTCCTCGATGATGGGGAACAAAGGCATGGACCCCAACCTCGTTGCCGCGCTGATGAACGGCAACAACAACCGTGGATCATGGGGCGGTGACGGCTGCTGGTGGATCTGGATCATCCTGCTATTCTTCTGCTGGGGCGGAAACGGCTTCGGAGGCTTCGGCAACAATGGCGCGAACGGCCTTCCGGCACAGCTCAACGGCGACGCCGGGCGCGAACTGCTGATGAACGCCATCCAGGGCAACGGCACCGCTATCAACCAACTGGCCGCATCGCTCAACTGCTCGACGCAACAGATTCAATCGACGCTGTGCAGCATCGAGGGCAAGCTCGGGATGTCGGGTCAGCAAATCATCAACGCAGTTCAGTCGATGGGCTGTCAAATCGGCAATCAGATCGCCGAATGCTGCTGCAACGTCCGTCAGGATATCGTGAAGATGGGCTACGAGAATCAGCTCGCAACGATCAACCAGACCAACACGCTGCAATCTTCGGCAAACACCCAGTTCAACATCCTCGGCGCCAAGATCGATGCTCAGACGCAGATCATCAACGACCGCTTCTGCCAGCTCGAGATGCGCGAGATGCAAAACAAGATCGACACGCTGCGTCAGGAAAACAGCAACCTCGCTCTGGCCGCTTCGCAACAGGCTCAGACGGCTAACATCGTCAGCCAGCTGCGTCCGCCCTGCCCGGTTCCCGCGTACATCGTGCAGAACCCGAATTGCTGCAATACGCCCACCGTGGCTGTAGCGGCTGCTCCCGCGTGTGCAAGCACCTTATTTTAGCAAAGAAAGGAGGCAAGTATGTATCCTTTCCAAGCAGATATAAGAGTCGTCTTACCGCAAGGAGCACTCGTACCTCGCATTGACATCGGAGGTATATATACGCTCACCACGACAGGCAAGGCATCTACAGAGGCTCAGACCGTAGATTACGGTTTCAACCCCTGCGCATGGAGGTCTTTGCCCCAGGAAGGAATTCTTCTCTGGAAGGTTCGCCATCCGGTCACAACGGAGGAGAGCGCGTATGCCGTGAATGTTGTAATCCCGGCCTCCGGGTCGGCAAGAAGTACGGTGACGTCCCCTAACACGATCACCGGAACGTCCAAAGTTCCGGTAGTCGATAACAAGGGAACGCAGACCATCGGCAGCGACATCACGAATCCGACGGCAAGCGGTGACGCAAGTGCTTACACCGAACACCTGGTATATTTCAACAAATGCGCCGGAACATTCCGGTTGCTGGGAGTGAAGTCTACGGCAGGGACCGCGGAAGCGAATGACGAAGCAACGCCGGCAGCGGCAAAATCGAAGTAGAAACCGAAAGAACGGGGAGGAGTGATCCTTCTCCCCTACTTTCACAATCATTAACCAAAGATGTTTCAGAACTTGAAAAAAGGCTCCTTAGTCTACGTCTTCGACAACAGGGAGAAACCGAAGTATTACACAGCGGTCGTAAAAGATGTTTCGGCGCCGTATTTTCCGCCTCCTAAGCAGGGGCAATTCACGCCGACGCAGCAGTTCATCAACATTACCATCGACGGCAACGAACCGTGGGGAGTACCCTTGCTGGCCGACATTGTATCGAAGGACGGGCTTACCGTGGCGACTTCACGTGAGGGGCTTAAGCCCACAATCACCGAAGCCCAGCAGTTGAGCCGCGATATTGTCGAGTCGTATGACAGGCATAAGGCCAATCTCGAAATGTATGACGAGATACTGCTGCAACTCGACCCCGAGGCTGCCCGCACCAAAGAGTTGGAAGCCGAGAACCGGGAGCTGCGAAATCTGCTCGCCGGCATCAATGAACGTCTGAGTAAAATTCCGACGGCGGAAGAGTTGAGGAGCCTTACCAAGACTGAAACACCTGCAAAAACAAAGTAACTATGGGTTGGAGAATCATAGGCGAAGGCCGTGGCGGTTTTGACGGCGGCCACGAGGAGGAGATGGAGCGGGAGCTCGAACGCGCATATCGAAAGGGGCGCGAGGATGAGCGCCGCGAAAGTCGTGAGGGCTACGGAGAGCGTGGCGGGTACGGGCGCGGTGGCTACGGCGAACGCGACGAGTATGACCGCGATGGATATGATGACGATGACGGATACGGCGAACGCCGTGGTGTCAAAGGCACGGGACGTTATTCCCGCTATCGCAGGCGCTAAACCGGCGAGAGGGGCCGCGTGCCCCTCTCCTTTTTAAACTGAAAATTATGGACAGATTAGATACACACGAGGCATTCCCGACAGGGTTCCGTGAATATCTCGAAAACTACGGATGGCATTTTTCCAAGAATATGTGCGACTTTGCGGTATCCCGCATGAAGGATCGCAACGGAAAGAAGATCGAACCGTACACCAAAGAAAAGGTAGATGCCCTACTCAAACAGTATGGCATTGAACTCAAAAACGACAAAGGATACGATTGCGTGTATGTCTGCAATATGGCGATATCCGATTATTTCGGATCATCCATACCCAATCAGCAATACCTGGCTATGTTCATCAAAGACTACATCGACGATGAAGACGGTTATCCGGGAATGCCGTTCACGCGATACTACGCCGACACCATCGGGTCCGGAACTCCCATTTTGTGGGAAAAAATGCTGTAAGCGATGAAAAACATTGCTTCAATAGTCCGCAATCTGCCGAATGATAAATATCAGGAACTTGCGGGCGCCGTGAATGATGTACTGGAAAACAAGCGTTTCAACAGGGCACAACGGCGAAGGCTGGCCCGCAGTTGGCGCAAGTACGGGAAACGAGAAGACGACCGATGAAGATTAGGGATTTGGGTATTCGGAAATATGGTTGGAGGTTGCGCATCTACTATGCCGTGACCTGCTATCATACGGCTGAAATACTCGAATCCCTTAACGAGATTGGATGCCCTGCGGAATTGATGCAACGAATACAGGGGAATCTGGAAAAGTGCGATATGGATACCGGATTCACCTACTCAAACAAGGATCGCCGGGAAAGTGTCATCGTAATCGGAATACACTCCTCGCCTCCTGAATTCATAAACTCCTTCGAGCACGAGCTCCGTCACCTTGTCGATGACATCGCCCAGACGTGCGGCCTTGAAATGGCCGGCGAGGACGTAGCCTATCTGACCGGGGATGTGAACTCGGCGCTCTGGGAGGATATTCATTATTTCACCTGTTGTAAATGCCATGAACGAGGACATTAAATATTGGCTGTCGCAGCTCGAAATAAACGAATGCTCGGCGCCGCTGTTCGCTTTGGTGATCGCAAAGATCATGGAGGTGATGTGATCACTCCAAAAGTTTGACCAGATCGACCTTCATATCCTCATCGATGTCTCGATAGCGGGCGAATGCCTTGCTGCCTTCTTTATGACCCGACAATGCTCCGACAAGATTGGGGTCCTTGACTTGTTTGTATAGGTTGCCTACGAAAGTGCGTCGCGCCAAGTGGGACGATGCGACCTCCCAAATAGGTCGTTGCTCCGGATCTCGGGTAAGCTGATTCAGGATCGTTACTTTCCGTTTCAATCCAGCGGCAAGGAAAATCCGTTTAATCGCTTTGTTGTACTGCTGTTCTGCGATAAGTGGCAAAAGAGACGGACCCTCATAACGGGCATAACGGTCCAGTATTTCGCGAGCAATGGAATTGAGAGGAACCCTGACTGTTATAGGGCGCCCGTCCTTTGTTTTGCGAGGAATATATTCAATAGCTCCGCGAATTAGATTGTCTTTCGTCAATGCATATAAGTCACCAACCCGACACCCGATCAAGCATTGGAATACGAAGATGTCTCGTTGAATGGATAGCCGGGGATGTCGAGAAAGATTTGTGTGAAATATTCTATTCCGCTCGTCTATAGTAATATAGTAAGGGGTCCCATAAACGCAGTCTTCAATAGCATATTTCTTAAAAGGGTTGTTCGTTGTCTTATCATTATCTACCGCCCATATAAATATAGTCCTCAGCTTCTTCATCATGCCGCTGATCGTGTTCGATCCTCGCGGGCTCGGCTTACGGGATTCAGGAACCTGCTTGTATATTTGAGGATTGGCAGTAGCGATAACATGCTCGTTGCGCAGATAATTGTCGATAACATACAAGTCGTCTAATGACAAAGTGTCAATATCCAAGATATATCCGGGTTCTTTGATCTGTCTCCACAGCTCAAACCTTTTCAATATTCGGAACAAAACCCTGAAATTGGCCTGGCGAACCTGTGACAATTTGCGTTTTTGAAGAAATTCATCGCAGAGTTCAAAAAAGCCTTGTTTCTGCAAATGGAACTTTTCAGGATGCAGATACTTGTCTACCTCAATGCTAAATAGGTCAGAGGAAATATTATCTTTATTAAGCGCTGAAGCGTACACATCCAATAAAATGGTTTTCCACTTCGCTACATTAGTGTTGAATTCGGTTCGTTTGATGGTATCATATACCACCTTTGATTTAATTTCTTGCCGCTTTGAATCCCAATGTGCCGGATTTATTTCTAAATTTGACGTGTAAAAAAGCTGAATATCTCGTCCATCCCGAATGCGGAATCGAACTTTGCATTTAGTTCCTTTCTTTGAAGTACGAACAAAAGCGGATATAGTAGCCATTGGTCCAAGAGTAAGTGTGGTGGTGCAAGTTTAGCTTTTTTGCACCACACAGCCAAATACAGATGTCCTTATTTGTCCGGAGTTGTCACAAATAAAACTATGTAAAACACGGAGACTCAAATACAATGCCTAAAATATCAATCAATTACAAAATCAAAAAATGACAGCCCATTAGCCCCTGAGGGGGTACAAAAGAAAAGGTTAACAAGCTAAATTATAAGCTGTTAA